GATGTAGGCGGGGTGGCAGAGTTGAAGACGAGCGGCGTCATCGTGAACAGGATAAGGGTGCCAAGGCAACACTCAGGCTCAGTCTCAATTAAGTTATAAAATGGAGTAGGAGCAGGCCAAGGGCGGCGCATAACAACTGCCTCGGAAGACGAGGCGCTGAAAAAGACAGCGTCGCTATTCGGCAAGCACACAGGGTTCTCTCTCCAATTTGCAGCTCCACCATAAAGGTGAAAGGGGAGCCAAGCTGCACCAACTTCACCAGCGCAAAAAATGTTGCCATTGGTAGAGAAGGTAAACTCAATCTCACTAGAGCGGAGGAAAGCGAAAGCTTCAGTCTTATCAACGAAAGTCGGAAAATTCGCAAAATCCTCCGGGAACTTACGCACTCCAAGGATACTGAGGGGTGTGGCACTTGTAAGCCACACGATATCACTAAGTTGCCAATTACGCCCCAACACATCTTCAACCCCAGAACGAGGATAAGGATTATAAGGGAAAGGCGTGGGAGGGATGGCGCCAGAAGAAGTAGTCGTCTTCGAGACAGCCGTCGCGAAAAGGTTCGTGGACAGCTTGTCTTTAGTGACAACTTGGGACTGGTTGGGAACTTGGGTCACAGCGTCAGCATTGACTCGCTGACTAGTGCTACTGTCACCCATGGTTCCACTGCTGACAGACTGGTCAACGATGTCACTCAACCAACGGTTAGGAGCCGGGTTGGCAAGGGTCTCAGATAGCATAACGCGGCGCTTAACAGAGACAAGAGGAGCCTCAGAAGGATAAGCACCACGAAGGTTTTTGAGCCATGTGTGGTACAAGTCGACGTATTGCAAGTCAACTGGCTCGACTCCAACAGCAACGGCCGCCTCATTGAGCACGGCCTTAACTTTGTTGAAGTTTTTGCGGCCCATCGAGAACCATTGGCGCAGGGCAGCGTCAAGGTTCTGATTTTGGGCCGTCTTAGGGCGAATGTCCTTGGCTTGGTAGAACATATGAATGTGGGCAGTTGCTTGGGGATCAAGGGGCCAATGGATAGTGCCATTTGAATCTTTCCAAGGAAATCGCTTGAGCATGCGAGCGTCACGAGGATCAGTAAAGTCGGGCAATTGAGCCCCAACTTCTTTAGTCATGCCGTCAGTATACTCAACACCAAGTCTACGGCCAATAGCCTGAATGTGCGGATTGGTGAGTGAAGGACAATTATGAGCAGCCAGAAGGTCATCACCATATCCAAGCGAGAAGACAGCTTTCTCATAAGGAGGTGAATCAGCTGGGACAGCATACGCATAAGCTGTTCGCATAATACCAGTAGATATCTCCGTCCCAACAGTCGTAGTTCCGGGATGACCAGAAAGGAGTCCACTAGTGTTAAGAAACACAGTGCTCCCAAAAACGACGTAAGCGAGCCAAGCAAGCTTCGTGGGGATCTCAGAGGCAGCGACAGAGACATGAGGAAACTTTTGGCGAACGTAGCGACCATGGTTCTTAGAGGCCGCTTCGGCAAGAAAGCCAATAGACGCATCAAAACGGTTAGCGTCAAGGCCATTAAGGTGGGACGCACCGAGGACCTGCTCACCAGCTTCTTTGCCTTCAATGGAGTTGAGGTCAACTCCAAAGGCGCTGCCATTGCGAACTCCACCAGAGATAAACATCCCAGGAATATGGAGGCAAAAAGCTTTGATAAGGCACATCCACCGAAAGCCATAGCAATCAGTTTCGCGAGCAGCCTTTCCTTCAGGACGAAGCTCAACCTTGCCGTTTGCAACGACAAAGACTTCAGGAAGGACGCCACTCATCACACCAGCAACATCAGCATCATGTTGCTCTTGGAACCATGGATAGGGAACCAATGTGAGCTCTTCACCTTCGCCCTTGGTTTCAAACCAATAAGCACGGCCAAGGTGACCAGGGTTCACTCCTGGTTCATAACCAGCAGACTTCTTGGGGTCAATGCCAGGTATATTAAGCTCAGGGACGCCGTTCAAGACAGCTGTAAGAGGCCAAACACCGTGCTTCGAAGCCTTATGAGCAGGCAGCGGAGCATAAAAGCGCGGGTCAGCGTGTTTTATGATGTTAGAGCCAACCTTAGCCATCTCTTGGTTAAAGACTGCAAAGACTTCAGGGTCAGGAGTGAAGGCAGTCTTCTTGTGCTTAACAAGCATATCCTTTGGTTTCCAGACTGGGGCTGGAACCAAATTAACAGGAGCGAGAGTGATAGGCTTGCCATCACGAGGGTCTTCAAGAACAAGGCCATTCAAGCATGAACGGAAGGGCTCACCGACATACTTGATTGAGTTCTTAGTGTTTTGATAGACACGCTCGCCGTTAGGAAGATCTCCGACAACGAGCAAGTTCTCAGGCAACTCAGTCGTGGCAGGACCAAACTTAACGGAAGAGTGGGCCATAACAACAGAGAGAACACCTTGAGGCAAAAGGGAAATGGCCTCAACGTGAGTCTCATAAGTGTAAGGGCAAAGGATGGACTGCCTCGAGATTTGACGGCCAGCGACAAGATGGCCAAGAACATTTTGGTTGCCGCGACCAACACGAGTGTTGGTAGTGAAAATGAAGTTGCCACACTGGCCCTCAACAGTCGGTTGGTGGGCATTGACATACATGCCAATCCAAGTTTGCTTGGTAGTGTACTCCTCACAAGAAACAACATCACCAAGGAAATGAGATGATGAAGGGGGAAGAATAGCAGCGACAGGCTTGCCATCAACAAGAGGGATGTCTTCAAGCTTGCGCTTAACCATCACGCAGTCAGTGAAGGTCGACATGTCGCTGTCTTTCTCACGAATGAGACGCTCAGAGATATCGCGGAAAGGGTTCCACGTCTTTGGTGTCACAACCCAAGCAAGGTCATAGACAGTATGGCAAAGGACTTGGACCGCAGTGGGGCAGTCAGTGAAATCCTTCCAACTCTTACGCCGGATAAGCGGGAGCTTCTGGGCAATTGTTCCTCCAACGACAATATAATCGGCGTCGGGGAAAAAGACATGAGCAACAGTCTTAGCAAAATTGCCAAGAATATAGCCTAAAGAACAGGCCATAGTCTTGCGGGTTTCAGTGCACCCAGTCAAGATAGGGACAATGTTGCGACCAAGCTCATCGATCTCCCAAGCAAAAGGCTCAGGGGCAACCTGGGGCTTATCACCAGCACCTTGTTCTTTAGCCCTCTTAGGAGAGGGGTTGACATGGGGGATAACTGGACCAGAAGCACTCTTGGCAAAAGAGCCACCACGAGCTTGATAAGCCTGGTCTTTCTCACCAAGGTTCTTGGTGTAGAAGGGGATGGTCATAGGATAATACGACATAATGGCTCGAGACACAATGTTGCCAAGGATAGTGGCAGCAATAGTGAAAACAAAGCCATAAGCAAACCCCATGATAGCCTCATACAACGGGGAGGTCTCAACAGGGGAATACATATCAGCGATAACCATGTGGTAAGAAGCCATGGTAGGACTTAGATCAGTGTTGGCAACAGCCCAATGAGCAAGGGTCTTATAATTACCAGAAACTGCGTCCTCATCAAAGGCCTCACACCAAGACAGGCCATGGCGATAGCAAAACATGCCATGACGGGCGCAACAGCCTTTAAAGTGAAAGGTCTCACCGCGGAAGGCTTGAACAACTTTGGGAGTCCAAGCAGCGGGCTTCACCTCAATATCAACAAGGGTTGGCTTAGCCTCAGCAGGCTTAAACATCTTATGAAAATAGTTAGGGCCAACGTAAGTTCCATTAGCCTTCATCGCTCCATTAGCAAAGACGTAAGACACGCTTGAGATTCGCATACACCTTTTAACTCTCTTGAGCATAGAGTTATTCTCTTCAGTGGTGAAGCCAGGCTTAGAAAGCCACAGATCGAGGTTCCGCTCGGAGTCGTCGAGTTGGAGTGTTTGATCAACAATATCCATCTCAACAGAAGGGCTCATGTCGTCATCTTGCTGCTGGAGCTCGGAGACGTCAACAAAAGCATCTTGCTCAACAAAGGGGACACTATGAACGTGCCTCTCTTGCTTAGCAAAATTGACTGGAGCAACAGTCGTCTGAATGCTTGTTGGAGGGGTTGATATGGTCGCAGTCTTGTCAGGAACAAAGCCAGAAAAAACAGACGCATAAAGCTCAGAAAGAGCATTAGCGTTCTCAGTTCGGCTCGTTGAGACAGCAGCCAGCATTGTAACATACTGGGTGTAGTTGCGGACTTGGTCAAGGTGGTCGACACAAATCCAAACCTTATTGAGGATGTATTGGACGTGTTCCCAAGTCTGCCCTTTAAGAGCAGCGAGGAGGGCAGGGACATCAAGCCAACCACGAGAATTAACATATGGTTGGTCTGGGGACAAGGTAAGACAATTGATGCCACCATTGACGCGACGAGCGCCAGCAGCAGCAGTGCCAATTGGTAAGTCTTCAAACTTGTTCTCTCCGCAGAGATTAAGAGTGGTCCGGTCGAACATAGTGCCCTTCTTGTCTGCGATAGGAGAATCGCGGAGGTTTGGGGCAGACGAACCAGCAGCGGTGATATTGTTAGCAAATTCAAGCTTCGTCTCAGGATCAGAGACAAGCATGAAGTCGTCATAAATAGTCACCTTGGCGTTAGCAGGGAGGTCAGGCTGAAAGTTATTGGCACGAATGTAGGGGACAATAAGTGATTCAACAGATCCTTCATAACCCATGGCGCGGCAATAGCCTCGCGCAACAAGGTCAAGGAAGATAGTCTTCCCAACTCCTGCCTCACCAAAGACAAATGCAACAGTAGTTTGCACGCGAGGATCAGCGATCTGGGCACCAGATGCATTGTTGGCGAGGTAAGCCCGCGCTTTAGTAACAAGCTTGTCAAAACTTGCAGTCGTGTCCTTTGGGACAGCTCGAGCTTCAGCGAGGGCAGAGGCCTTAGTTGCTTTATCAAGCAAAATGCCAAGATCGATGACAATCTGGGCATTAATGCGAGTGGCGATCTTGCTTTCGATAGCAAAGGCAAGATCTGCCATGTCCTTCATGACCTCTCTTTGGGATTGGTCAAAGAAGGGCTTACCAGTGATGAGTTTACAAACAACATCAACACAGGACTTGATAAAGTTGACAAAGTAAGTGCCAAAATGCTCAAAGTTTCGAGCAAGGGCGAACGCAGCGTTAACGCCAATAATGCCCTTAATAAGATCCTTAGGGAATGAATCTGGGACAGAACCAACAATGTAGTAATACACTGCTGAAACCATGGCAGAGGCACCTGAATACCAGGTCTCCTCATCAATTCCATCACCTGGGGCCTGATCGACAGGAGACATAATTCTCTTAATCATTTGGGTCAAGAAGTATGCCAACATATCGATAACGACAGTAGGGATGAAACCATGGCGTAGGTAAATGGCGGGCTGCATTACAGCCCAAATGCGAGTATCCTCACATAGAGCAAGAACAAGAACGTCGGTAATAAACTCAACGAACTTCTTCACACTGTCAGGGATAGTGTGGTCAGTGATCATGTTCTTAAGTCCGTTGAAAACGGAGTTCGCCTCTGCTTTAGCACGAGAGGGGAGGTCCTTGACAGTGGTTATTGCCTCCTGAAGGAGGCCACGATCCTTACTATCAAGGGAAGCTGTGACAGGAATAGACAGCTTTGGGAGCCAAGCAGGCCACCAAGACTTCTCCTCAACTGAAGGAACAAGAGTCGGCTTGGGGCCGCTGAACTCAACAGTATCAACATCAGCGCTAGGAATTTCAACTTCAGCGTTGGAAATGATCG